GTTCAAAACCACCTTCTGCTCTAACTGGTCCGTTAAATGTTGTATTTGCCATGTTATATTCCTCCTAGAATACATAAATGTAGTCCCTAGGGATGTCGACTGTACGCGTCTACATTTATTTTATCATTATTTAATGTACAGTGTGATAAATATACAACAGATTTATATAGAGTGCAAGAGATTCTGTAGTGAAAGTGGTATTTCAGTGATGTAGCTTTTTACTAAGTAGCTACGGAAACTTGTGGTGCAGAATCGTCTACTTTGTTAACATGCTGTGCTAACTCAGCTTCTTTCATCTTAATGTCAGATATTACTTCTCTAACTTTATGGTCTATTTTGACCATATCAAGGGTATATCTTCCCTCGTTAAGATGCTCCTGCTCCCAACTCAACTCCAAGGACCTTTTTTGTTTGTATAGGTCTCTTAAGTTCATCATCGTTAATCTCCTCAAAGGTTAACCATTTTTTAGTCAAACTATAAAAATTTGACTTCTCCCAATTAATATCACTTTTTCCTAGTTTGTCAAGTATAGCATTTTCTAGTTCTTGAGAACTATCATTAGCCATAACTTTAAACTCGGTTATGTAGCCGTAGGCAGTGATTTTAATTAAAAATTTTTTCATTGAGTTTTGTACGTTGCAAAAAAAATGAGGCGGTTTTAAGGCCGCCTCACAATTATTTATTTAGACTACGCTGCTCCTGGTGATCCGAAGATACCTCTAGGGTCTGAGAATCCAAATGAATATCTCTCTCTAGCTTTGTATTTAACGTTTCCAGTTTCGAAATCGCCTTCCATCGAAGTTTTAACCGGTGATCTAACAAACATTTTCAGTCCATTAGGTACATCAGTTTTGATGAAAAACGCATCTGTGTCAGTCAAGTAATGATTAACCACATAACCTTGTGGAATCATTCCCATGCTGCCAACTGCGTTGATGTCATTGTCAGCCGTTCCAGTTCTACCTTGAGATTTCATTAATCTCTCAGCTGTGAATTGAAGCGCAGAAGGAATTATCATTTTAACTCCCTTTGCTGCAATTTTTAGTCCTCTTTCGTCAGTCATTGCTGCGATATCAATTAACGACTGCTCTAACGATGTTTCGTTAAGATCAGCTGCAGTTGATAGTTCATTTTTGAACGTTCCAGCAACGATTGGGTGAACAGCAGAACAAAGTTCTACTCCATCACCACCGGTGAAGTTTGAGTCAAACGCATTGTTTAACACATTTGCTGCTTTAACTTGTTTAGCGTTAGCCATAGATCTAGCTAATGCTTTTGTATATCTAGACGCAAGTCTATCGTACAAGTTATCTTCAATCGCTTCTTCTGTGATTGAGAACGCTAAAGCAAGCGTTTCGTGAGTGTATCTAGCAGTGAATGTTTCTTTTGCATCATCGTAATTAACTGAAGAACCTTCAGGTTTTACTTCTGCATTTCCGAAACCACTTAACATTACTTCTTCTTCAAAAGCTCTGTCTGAATTTTCGACATCGAAAATTTGTGTATGTTCATCTGCGTAGTTTTTGTATTCCAGGCCGAATAGTGCATTCAATCCTGGCTCTAGTTCTTTAACTAGTTGTGATCTTGATATTGCCATAATATTATTCTCCTATTCTATTAGACGCCTGTTGTTAGTTTAAATACATGCTCACCAGTATTGATAACGACATATGCGTTAGCATTAGCTGTAGCTGTATCATTGTTTGATGGATCTTTGGATATTCCAATTTGTTTTAATCCACCTGTAGTACCAGTAGATGATGTATCAATTTCAGAAGTTGATTGTCCAGAAATTGTGCTTCCTGCTACTCCTGTAAAATCGAAGTCTGAATTGTTCATCGCTGCCGTACCTGTACCATCGTGTTGTGCTTCAAACACTACATAGGGATCCGCTACCACTGAAGCAACGATATCTGCTGCTGCTACTTGTGAATAGAAAGCTCTCCATGTTGGTTTACCTGTTGTGGGGTCAGTATAAAACACACCAGAGAAAACACCCAATTGTTGTGTGTCTCCTGCTGCTGCTGGTTCAATACCACCACCTGCTACTGCTTCAACTATCTGTCCAGTAAAAATACTGCCAGATGCGTTATTAGCAATTGCATATTCTTCTGTTCTTATTTGTCCACCAGTAAGACTTCTTGCTGGTCTGAAACCGAACGCTGCATCTTGATTTGCCATATTTGTATCCTCATTATGTTTATGGTTTTATCCATAAACGGGTTAATTGTTATTTCGTTGGTAGGGATTAACCCGAGAATCGTTAAAAAATTAACTTTTCTTTGTACCACCGAAGGTTACACGAGTTTGTCTATCACTATTGATAGGCATACTTGGGTGCTGTTCCTTCATGAGGTCGTTGTCGATTGCATTATTTTTGTCTTGTGTTTGTTTCGCAAAATAAGCTTTTCGTGACTCAACAATCTCATTAGATATCCTAGCCAGCAATAGGCCGCCAACTCCAATCATTCCCTTGTATTTACCTTCGGTCACAGCTGGATAATCAGTCTCTGGATATTCATCGGCTCTAACCAATTCGTATCCTGATCTTAATTTAGCTGACATGTTTTTCGTATCATCGAATCCCATTGATTCAGCTCTTATCCATCTATGTTTAAACCCGTCTGGTGCAGGGGGTGAATCTAAAGATGAGGGTGGAGACCAAACTTTTTTTCGTTCTTCTTTAACTCTAGTTTGACTCGCACGTGAGGTTTTTATTTTATCGTTTTCCATATGCTTATATTCCTTCCGTGATTTTTAGTTGTTTCGCATACTCTTCTAATGGCACACCTAATTTTTTAGCGATTGTAACCTGTGATGGTGTGAGCCTCACAGTTTTGCGACCTGGTCTTGCACTTCGTGTCGCCGACACTACTGTTTGTGCAGGTTTAGTCGAAACCTTTTGTTCAGTTGTACTGAATTTATGGGGAAAGTCAAGTCTTATACGCTTATCAACTTCTGCATAATATTCATCTGAATTAGGATCAAAACCCTCTGTTTCAGTTAATTTTTTATGTAGATCAAACGCTGTATACGTCATAGCACTATCCTGTCCAAACCAAGAATTTCTATCTGCCCATGCTTCAGCTTTTGGATCTGGCTGTGGTGCTTGTTGAGCAGCAGGTTGTTGCATTGCAGGAGTTCTAACAATCTGTTCTTTATTTTCAGATTGTCTTTCCTTCATAGCGCCTAACCTTGCTTCATCTAAACCAAGTCTAGATATATCTCTTTGAGCTTCTACTTCAGCATTAATATCTCCGCTGTCTCTTGCAGTTGCAAGTTTTGCTTTTGCTGCTTCTATTCCAGATGTTAATCTATTTTCTAAAGCTTGAACATAATTTGGTTCCATTTTAGAAAATCTTGTTTTTAACTGTGTGTGTTGTTGTTGAACACCTTTGGCAAATTCTAAAGCAGCTTCTCTTTGTCTTTCTGCTTCACGCCATTTTTTAGTTAACTTAGCTATTCTTTTTTGAACACCTTCACTGTATTCTTCAATTTCTGGTTTAGCTTCTTCTTTAGTTTCTTTTTCGTTAGTAGTTTCTTCTACTACTGTTTCTATTACTTCTGGTGTTTCAACAGTTTCTTTTACTTCTACTTCTTTTTTTTCTGATATATCTACATCTACTTCAGGTCCTGAAGTATCTATATCCACCATTGGTTCTTTTTTTGTTTGTTCTGTATCTGGCATAGTCTTATCCCTTCTATGTGTTAAACGTTAAGAAGTACGGATTCAGGATCTTCTATTGTTCCTAGAACTTCGTCATCATTTAATAAACGAACTTCTCCGCCTTCGATGGGTAATCTTGATCCCGCATAACGTGCAAAAATAACCCACTGTCCTTTTTTGCACCACGGTCCTGTTGGATATTTTTCTTTATCATGATAGGCCAACGGTCCTAACTTGAGTACATAACCACAGTTAGTGGAAATACGTAATTTGTCTAAAGATTCTTGAGTGAATATAATTCCGCCTTTACTTTTTTCTTTAGGTGTAAAAGGTAAAACCAAAAGTCTCCAGCCGCTTGGTTCCGGTAACTGGGATCTTTGTGCTTCAATGGTTTCGGGATTTAATGGTTCTTTTTCTTCTATCTTTTTATACTTTTCTTCTAAAGCATTATTATGTTTTGGTATTTCTGTCGATGTCGATAACGTTTCCTTGCTCATCTTTTTGCTCCTTGTTGTTTAGCAGGTTAGAGATTTCCTGTAAAATATAATTATAAGATCTTGCTTGTCCTAACATATATTGATATTTTTCCATGTTGTCAACCCCACCTGTTATCATCGTATCTCCAACAGCTTGTAGTCGATCTTTTATTATTTTTTGCATTGCTGCAACTATCTGTAGTCCATCTTTCATATTATTGTTCCTCTATAGGTTCATAGAAAGATTCTAAAGCATCTAGTTTTTCTTCTGCTTGAGCTATCTTTTCTAATTGTTTATCTACTTCTTGTAAGTGTTGTGGGTGTTCTCCAATACCTACAGAATTTTCTAAGTAAATATTTATTACAGCGTGAGCTGCTGACACTTCTGCTTCGTATCTAGCTTCGAGTGCGTCCAATATTGATTTTCTCAATTGCAATTCCACTTTCTAAGAGACTTGTTTATTCTGCTATCTGGGTCTCTTGCCGTTTTAGCAGAAGTAAGTTTAGATTTCATGCCTTTCATTCTAGCACAAAAAGATTTACGTCTGTTTGCTGATTTAGAACCTGCTTTAAGTTTAGAAGGTTTTGTTGTTACTGCTGTTTTTAACTTTGATCCAGGATTTGCTGCTCTGTAAGATGCAACACCTTTTTTATTTAATCCACCAGAAGGGTTTTTACCTTCTTTTCTTTGCCATGCTGCTGTAGCCATTACGCTTTTTTAATAGGCTTTGCTGTTTTAGCTGCTGCTTTAAAGTTAGCTGCTGTCGGAGCACCTTTACTTCCAACTTTTCTCATTGTTTCTCCTGAGCCACCTTTAATTCTATTTCTTTTAGCTGCTATGTTTGCGTATAATCCACCACCGGCTGCTTTTTTAACTCTGCCACCTTTACTCATAAAACCCATTTTATTTCTAACGGGAGTTGGTAGTTTTTTTAATCCTTTACTTTTTGCAGGAACTTTTTTTAAACTTCCTGATTTATACATTGTTCTTTGCATTGTTTTCCTTTTCTAGTTTAGTACCAAGTTGCTTTTTTTGATTTAGACGATAACATTCTTTTAGCATTTTTTATTTCAACTGTTTGAGAAGAAAGCGCATCTGTAGCTTCTATCTCTTTTTCTTTTTCATGTTTCGTAATTTTTTGTTCTTTTGTAACTGTCGTACCTTTTAACCAATCTTTTGTCATATTTTATCCTCCCTAGTTATTATTTTTTTGTTCCTTTAAATATCTGTGTTCCTTTTATACCATAAATACTAGCAACTACAAGTATCCATAAATTTGTAAACCATTTAGGTAATTCTGAGAACATTTCAAAAAATAATTTTACTTTGTCCATTGCTGTAGGGTCATCCGATACGACTGCCCAAGCTAAAATAGCAATAGGCGTTGAGAGGATTATTAAAACCGCCTCGTCCTTCCAGTCAGATTGTCTAGACTCTAATAATTTGCCTTGGTAAGCTTCCTCACCACTGGCCATTTTTGATGCATGCATTAGTTGTGCATCAGACATAGCCATCTTAGTTTTTTGTCTATTTGCGTAAATTTTGCTTCCAGCAGATAGTGCTAATTTTGCTAAACCAAACCAAGCCATTACACACCTACCTTTTTTAAAGCTTTGTTGTGAGACTTTTTAAATGTCATACCTTTTTTCATATCTTTTTTCATTGATGTCATATGTTTTGTTGTATGATGTACTTTGTGTTTCTTTAATGTTTTCTTTTCTTTTTTATCTATCATTTTGACTTCCTTTATTTTTCATCATAGCTAATTTTTCTCTTGCTTCGTTAGCCATCTCTGTTTTTTCTATTGACGTGTCTGCTCTTAATTCTGCTAGTTCTTCGTTTTGCTCTAATTTTTCATCTTGGTTTCTTTGATTCATCATAGCCTTCATGTTCTCTAAGTTTAATCTTTCCTCAGAGTCTTTTCTTCTAGACTCATTGTCCATTGCTCTAATATCTAATTCTCTTGATCTTAGTTGAGCAATAGGATCGTGACCAAATGATGAAGTAATTTTTTTCTCTTCCTTCATAAAGTCTTCCATCATCTCAGCAATTAGAACTGCTTTTCTAGCTTCAATTTGAATTTGAGCTTGTTGTATTTCTTGTTGTACTTGTGGATCCTGTTGAACCATTTGTGGGTTCTGTTGGATAGCCATAGTCTGTTGTTTAATTTGTTGTATTAATTCTCTAAATTCTAATTCAACTTGTTCTTGAGCCATTAGAGAAATATGTTCAAGACAATTTTTTTCTATAGCTGCTGTTACTGTTGGTGCTGTACGTGCTAGGTTAGTAGCCATAAAATTTAAATGAGCAGTTATATGTGCTCTGTGATCTTGACCTGGAAAAGCTTTAAAAGGAACAGCGCCTAATGCATCAATGTGTTCTAGTGCAGGATCTTTTGGACCTGGCTTGGGTGGTCTTTTTAAAATTGAATCAATATCTTTAACTCCTAATGCTTCATACATATTTCTATATACTGCATACTGATTGTGCATTTTAGGATTTGAAGCTGCCAATTGCAGTTCCGTTTGGGCGAGAGAGATCCTCTGTGTTTGAGAGAATATATTGGGATCCGCAACCGGCAGAATATCTACTCTATCATCGAAGTCAGTTTGCATGATTTGCCTTTGTCCTCCAACAACATCGTATGGATATACGGGGGGTAGATAAAGTTTAAAAACTCTTGCCATTAAATTAAATTCTTTTTTCATCGAAGCATACAGTCTCTTGTGTATTGCTGACATTGTTCTACTTCCTCTTTCCAACAAAGCTACTGTCGTGCCCACTGCCGCTTGTTGATTCCCGTCTCCTACTTGCAGGTCCGCTATGGAAGCGAATCT